GTCGATCTGCTCGCGTAACGCCTTTTTCATGCTCTCCAAGTCGGCGGCGTCCTTGGCGAGCTTGGCTTTTTCCTTTTCGGCATCTTTCACCGCCTCCGCCACCATTCTTTTATGCCGCTCGTCGGCGGTCGCCGCCAGATCATCGGCGCTCTTCTGCGCCCGTTCCTGGGTTTCTTTGGCTTGCCGCTTGGCGTCGTTGGTGATCTTTTCGGCGTCCTCGCGAGCTTTTTCCACCGCGGCGCGCGCCTCGCGCACGCGATTATCGGCGCCCTTGGCGGCGTCGATTTTCGCACGCGCATCTTTTAAGATTTCGGCAGCATGCATAACTCCCGGAAAGGTCTGGGAAAATCGGAGCAAGCTGTCATAAAATTCGTCTTCCATGTTCATAGTAGACCCCTTCGATTACGATAGTACGTGGATCGACTTACACCTTCTGATATCCACGCCTTATTCCGTGATTTCACATACCCACGAGCATTAACCTCATCAAACAACAAGAGTTGTAACGGATCGGTTTGCTCAATGCGAACAGGAATTTGAATTGGCCTGTCACTTAGAGCCGACAACAACTCCTCACGCGAAAAATTTTCAATCGCCTTAGTCGAACGACGATTTCTCATTTGCTGACGCCGTGTTGCCCAACAGCAATTTCCCGGTTCATAATCTCCCTCATTATCAATTCGCTCAAGCGTTGTTCCCAATGGGCGTCTGCCCATATCTTCCAAAAAACAATGAAAGCCAGATTTACCATTTTCGCCATTACGCCATCGCGCGCACATTTTAATCCCGCGACCTCCATAATCTGGATATGATGTACAATTTGGATTTGTTGTTCTTTGTTTCGCACTATCCCAAGATGAAAATTCTGGCGGAAAGGTCGGCTTGTTAGTAATTGGATCACGGCGCATTAAACCATGAGTTATCCGAAGACATCCGCAGGATCGACAGTCGCCACGCCTAACGCTTTCTTTATCCGCAATGTGCGTATTTCCACAGTCGCATTGATATTTCCAAAATTGTTTTCTGTATTTTTTCTTTTTCCCTTCATCTCGATACTCAACAAACTCAAGTGCTACTAATCGACCATATCTATTTCCAGGTATCTCAGGAATACGCTTCCACATTTTATTCCTCCTCCATGTTGATGACTCCTTGAATCACCAAATTGTGGAGGAAACAAGCCTATGTTTGCGGCGTGGTGCGGCGCATCAGCATCGTGACCGTGAGAGACGTGGTGCCGTCGCCGGCAGAGATGCGCGGTCGAATATAGCGCGGCACTTCGGTGACGACTTTAATGGCGCCGGCGGTTAACGACAGCGCAATGCCGTTGCTGTCGCTCAGGGTATTATAGGTGTTGCCGTCTAGCGAACCTTCGATCAGGCAGGTGCCGCCGGCGCCAAACGTGCCAACAAGCTGCACCGTCCGGTCCGCGTAGAGATAAAATTTATAGTCAAACGGGCCGCCGACGTCGCCGTTGGCCATCGGCCCCCATTGCAGCAGCCACGCCGGCGGGTTGCCGGCTTCAGGCAGGCCGGTCATGGAAGGCAAGATCGTCGCCATTATAACTGATAGCCCCAACTATTGACGTCTACCGCCGTGGCACCAGCCGCCGCCGTCGTGGTGATCGTGATTGCCTGGTTCTGTGCGTTGGCTGGAATACAAGGATTAAAATTCTGCGTGACGGTAATCTGGCCGCCGCTAGTATTCACTGGCGTTTGATAAACCTGCGATGAACCGACCAGACCGGCGACCGTGATTGGTCCCGAGTTTGCCGTGCCACCGATGGTCGAAACGTTAAAGCCGCAAATATACGTCGTCTTGCCGGCCGTAGCGGCCAAGGTGCCGACCACGGCGCCGGTAGTGCCGGTGGCATTACCGGTGATCAACGTCCCGCTGCTCGGCACCGCAAGCCCGGATGGATTCAGAGTCATCTGCACACCACCAAGCACTGTAGCGCCGCCCGGCGTCGTGAAATTATTCTGTGCCCACGCGCGCGGCATCGCGAACGCGAACAGCAACAGCGCGAAAAGCGCGAGCAAACGTTTCATGCTGACCTCGTGGATGCAAAGCTGCGGCGCCGCCACCGCTCGGGGCTGGGGGGGCTTGGGGACGACGGCGGCGCCGCTTGCGACGGCAAACCGCCGCAACTGTGAATGCACGTTATGGCGTCGGCCGCGGCGCGCCTTGGGGTCGCTGCGCTTGCATGGCCATTTGCTGCCGCGCCTGCTCTTGCTGCGCGGCGTCGGCGCGCATCTTGCGGTCGAGTTCCAGCGCTTGCATTAAAGTATCGCGCGAGAACTCCGCCGCCGCCTGCCGATCATCGACCCCGGCCAAGCCGACGCCGGCGCGTTTTTCATCCGCAGTGGCGAGCGATTGTTCGGCCTGAGCGTGCGTCTTACGCACGTTGGCGCCTTGCTGCGCCACTTGCGCCGCGGCGCTCTCCAGTTGCAAGCGCTTGACGATTTCTTGCATCGGATCGGGCGGCTGCGGCTTCGGCGTCAGCAATTGCAAAATACGATCTTTTTCCGAGCGCGGCAACGAACTCATTTCGATCAACACCTGCGGCGGGAAGGTGCCGGGCGGATAGCCCTTCAGCGCATCGTAGGTTTCTTGCATCAGCGAGCCGATATCCGGACCTTCCTCGAGCACGATGTCCACGTCCACCGCGCCGACCGCATTGACGATCGCCGGCCGGCCGAATTGATCCATGCCCAAGCCGTTGAGTTGGATGAACTGTGCCAAGCCTTGCGAATTGGTAACGCGCAGCCAGCGCTCGCCGGTCCAATGCCGCTGCACCGCGTTCCAGATCATGCGATAAAGCTGCACCTTCCAAGCCCGATACGCCAAAATAAACGGCCCCAGTTCGGCCATGCCGGGCTGGCGCAGCAGTTCGACGGCGCGGCCGGATAGATTGGCAATGCCCTGCTGACCGCTCAAGGCCGACAACACATTGGCATTGGCGAACTGATCGATTTCCTGCGCCGCATCCTGAGTGAATTGCGTGAACGCGGTCAATTCAACCCGAGTATCGTCTGGTTTGATATCCTTGCCGGGATTTTTCTCCACTACGCCATCGGCGCGCGCCCATTCGCTGCGCGCCCGTTCGACGTTATCCACCGCGCCTTTTTCGAGAATAAGTCTACGATTGTTGGCAATGTGCAAGGTGCGCGACTTGCCCATGTTGAGCATATCCTGCGGGCCTTTGAGATTGCGCACAAAGCCGTAACGATCACCGTCATGATCGACCGCAGCGCTGAACATCTTGAACGAAGATACCCGCTTGCCGCGCTCGTCAAAGAACGGCGACAAGCCCTGATCGAGCAAGGTGGTCGAAACATAAAACGCCCAAGCCCATTGGCCGCGATGCGCGTACCAATGCTCGACCAGACGCACCCGTTTGGTGGCGGTGATGACCCAGCGATATTCGCGATCGGCCTGCGTGGTCATATCGCTGTCGCCTTCGATCAGGCCGCGTAGCAGTTCCTCTTTGTCGGGAAACAACTCGATCGCCGCGTCAACGTCCAGCCATTTCGAAATGCCGTGATAGCGCACATCAGCGAAATCGGCACGATATGATTTCGGATCATAAAAATATTCATCGCCGATCACCCAGGCTAGACCGATATCCGGATCGCCGGTATCGCCCTGTCGCAGAATAAGCTGCACGCCGCCGATACCGTCGATCGCCGCTTGCTGCATGCACCACGGATCAAGCGTCTTGAACTCGTTGCGGTCGCAGACGTAGCGGATCGCCTGAGTGGCAATTTCGGCGCCGGCTTCGCTCTTCGGCGTGCGCGGCAGCGCCTTCGGATCGGTACGATAGCGCTCCACCAAGCCGACAATGCCGGCGATCTTGCGCGCCACCCGATTCCACGTCATCGGCGGCTGGTGACGCTTACGCAGCAACTCAATCTGCGTCGGGGTCCATTGACTGCCGGCGAAATAACGCCGCGCCATTTTTTGTTCGTCGATTTCCTCGATCTTGGTGTAGAGAAAATCCAGATATTGCGTGCGCAGCGTTCGCACCGGCAAAAACTGCGCCCTGTCCTCGTCTTCAACGTCAGGCTCGGGAATCGGCGACTGCGACTTGTCAATCGCCGCTTGCTCTTCATTCGCGCGCAACGGACGCATGCGGGCGCGATCGGCGCGATCCATCGCCGCCGCTACATCCATCCCTGCGGACTGCTGAACCATTAACGCGGCCCTTCGTAAATGCGCGAACGCCACATCTCGCGCGGCGACGCGTGTAATGTGCGCCGCGTCGAGTTGCGCGGCGGCAAATCGGCCAATTCGCACCAGCCGAGCTTGGCAGCGCGTCGCATCAGCGGCCCGAGCGCGCGCAGATCGTGAGTTTTTTCCTTGCCGGTGTAAAACTTCATGACGTAGTCGGAATTAAACACGCGGCAGCAGCGGCAAACCTTGTGGATGCATTCCATCATTGAGGCGACCCAGGCCGGATTGGCACCGCGCTCGGACGCCTCCATGCCGGCTTTCTTCGCCAGCACGGCGTCGCTGCGCCGCACGCCGCGGCGCGGCGCCGGAAACAGGTCGAATTGGTCACGGCGGGGCTCCCGGGGCGGAGGCATATTAATGCCCGTTAGGCCGATAGTCGCCGAGCAGTACGCTCAAACCACCAGAAGCAGCTCTATAACCAGCGTTGAAGCCATTTTTATAAGCAACCTCATAGTTGAAAAAATAAGTATGACTATATTCTTCTCTTAGTTCGTGTCTGAGACGCTTTTTCAATTCTTCCATTTTCTCACGGTCGCGTCTTCGATACAAACGAAACAATTCATCACGGTCCCAAAGACACCACGCAAAGTCTTCTTTAGAAACGCGCGAATTTGGCCTAGCAGCGTCCAACAGTCGGTTTAATGCTAACGGCCTACGTCCTGGCGGTCTTCGCTTTCGTCCTTCATTAGCATGCTTCAGCAAAATCCGAGTCGAACTCAAAAGCTTCTTTTCTTTCATAGGCTTGTACATGTTTAACTCCTCCAGCGTTC